AGTCCATAAGGCTCACCATTACCTTTATAACCTTCCCAAAACTCTTCAGGTAGATCATCTGTATTGGAACAAACTACTGAGTTATTACTCATAGCTCTCCAATTAGGTATATCAAACAAGTCCCATCTCTTAGCTCTCAAGTATTCCAAGTCATCATAATCTCCCAAAGCTAGTAAAGCACTACGCCTTACATTCCCAGCTACTACAATAGAACCAATAATATTCATTATATCTAAAGCATCAATAGGTCTTAGCTTTCTTGTAACCCTAGAGTTAAGAAGTGTAACAATCTTTTCTATACCTTCCACCAAGATCTCACCACCACTAGCTGTCCCTCCAAAACCTTTAATAGGTAAACCTTTAGCTCTAATAAGAGTAGTACTATATGAGAACCCTTGACCAGTATAGAAGGAGGCTTTAAGTACTTTACCTAAAAGTTTAACCCATCCTTCCCTAGAATCAGGTACAATAAAATCTGCACCATTATCAGCTACTCTAATGATTTCAATCTTCTTTTTAATCTTAGGTAGTTGATATACATTCTCTCTTTGAATATTAAAGCCAACCCCACAACCTAACATAAGCTTCTCAAATGTCCAAGTAAAAGGTCTGATAGGTTCATTAATTACTACAGCGGCACAATTCTGTAAGGAAGGAAGTCCTAATTGATCCACTGTTCTAGTACCTAATTGCCATAAGAATCTACCAGCTACAGTACCTTTAAGAGAGAGCATCATATCTCTAATATCTTCTTTCTCTTTATCATTAAAATTACAATTAAGTTGGGTATTGGTTGCTTCAACAACTCTATCTACGGTATCACTCCACTCTTCTTTACATCTACCATTGGGTAAATCCCTAGAGTAAGTTCGTTTATATGTGATATATCCTGTAGGACCCCAAGGGGTTTTCATTTGTACTTTACTCATCTTTAATAGTCTCCTTATACTTATTTAAATACCATATAGCTTTCTCCAAATCTCTTTTCTCACTACCTTTAAATCTACAACGACTTATATATTTAATAGCATTACCTAAAGTATAAGGTAATTGTTGATCTAATATATAATCAATAACCTCAATAGTCCCTTGATTATAATGTGCAGGTTTATCAACTATATCCCTATAAGTATTTTGTTCATAAGTCATTGACACACTCATCACCTTTCTCTATACACTCTTCCATAGTCTTAAGCATATCTTCCACAGATTTAAAAAGTGAGGCAGCTAATGTATAAATCATATCAGACTTATTTTCACTCCTCTCAAAATCTTTACCTAAATCAAAATTAATATCTATAGCTCCTTCACTATCTTCACTCAATGTAATTATTACTTCTCTAGTCATAAAATACTCCCTTTCTTCTCTCTTTAATAATATCATAAATATTAATACCTGTAATGTAGCTTTCATTTAATAAGTCACAAGCTTCATCAAAAGTCATTAATGTTTTTGTTTCTCCACAACTATTACAACCTGCGTATTGATCTATCTCAGCCTCACTACCATCTTCACCACAACGCCAGCATCTCACTTCTTCTATATTCATTTATCTAACTCCATATAATTATCTTTAAGAGTTTCTCTTATAAGTATACTTGGTTTATATATCTTACCTACATGTCCATTCTGACATAAAGGATCTAGTAAGAAGTCTGAAGACTTAAGAATAATAAAGTTTTCTAAGTAATTAAGTAATCCTTTAGTACCACAATTAACTAAGACTTCCCAAGTTAATGTATCTTCTTTCTCCTTTATTAGTTTTTTAAAATCTTTATTCCTAGCACTAGTTTTATATGTTTTCCAATCACTCTCTTTAAAGTTATCTTTAAAATACTTATTATTTATATCATTCTCAGGTCTCTTATGTCGCCTACTTTTAACAGTCTTATAAGCCCAATAATTCTTTCTACCAATATAAAAGAGACCGCTTATAGGGTCACTTACTTTATATACAAAACCAAAATTATTCTTATAATCTGTACCTATACCTTGCCAGTTTGTATAATTATTTTTCATTTTCTCATTCATACTACTCCTTCTTTTTTAGTTAAATCTCTTCAACCTTTGGTTCTTTTTCTACATGTGTAAACCATTTAACTCCATTTGAATATTTAAAACCTCTCAAGTTTTCCCAACAATGGAACTTATGTCTACACCATTGACACCCTTTCTCTAATATTTTATTACCTCCTTTACCATCTTCTTTATCATTATAACAACGAGGAGGTAATTCTTTCTTAGCTATTAGCTCTTTCTTCTCTTTAACTTGTTCTTTAGCATTATTGATAAAGCTATCATTAATAAGAAGTGTCATAGCACCACTAGCTTTATTCATGGCTAACCAACCTCTCTCTTCCAACCCTAAAGCTTGTGCATATAAGTCAGCTTGTAAAGCATAGCCAAAATCATCCTTCCCTTCTAAGATACCTCCTTTTACAAACTTCTCTACATAGCTATAAGGAGATGCAGTTTTAATATCTATCAATGTATTATCTATAACACAGTCTATATGCCCTATAATACCTTCCAACTCTACCTCTACTTGTTTACTACTTACCTCATGACCACTCATCTCTACAAACATTAGTATAACTGCTTCTAAGATATGTCCTTGTAAGAAAGTAGTTAATAGTTGAGGACTAAGTTTCTCTTCCTCACTATCACCATTCATATCATAATATAACTTTCTATCATTATGTCCAATATTAGAAGCTCTTAAATGAGGTTTCTTATCACTCTCTCTGGGAGAAAGGAAGTCCCTCAAAGCATATTCAATATCTTTTATCGTCTCTTTTATAATCCTTTCTTTCTCTTTATCATTAACACTTATTTCTTTAGTTGTAATAAAATGATTAATGTCTTCCAATAAAGTATTAATAGTTGGCATAGTATTCTTCCTTTACTTTTTTATAAATACCTTTATAACATCTCTTACTAACTCTTAATGTACCACCTTCATTAATTTTCTCATAAGTTCTAGGAAGTTCTTCATGTCCTTTTAACTTTTGTATTTCCTCCTGTGGTAAGACTTCTTTAAATAATTGATGTGCATATTTATGAGCACCTTTTCTTAATGTCTTTAAATGATTTCTTCTTTTACTCAATGTAATATCCTCTTGCCTAGTTCATATTCGTTTAACATTTCTGATAAGTCATCTGCTACTTGAAAAGCTTCTGGCATCATATATGTTTTATATTCTATAACACTGGTAGCTATACTAATAACATGATATATCCCTTTATTACTTTTATCACCTTCATCATCGTTAGTTACTATAACAATATAATGCTTGTTCTTATATAACATATAAGCTATATACCTCTTTTCTTTTTAAAGTTACACCTCTAATAGGTTGTATTATCCCCATACCTTCTCCTTGCTTCACCATTAGCCCATTTATTCCCTTTTAAAATAAACCCTGTTTCATTACTTGTTATAATCCTATGGCTTTTATGTTGACATTTAGGACATATATCAGGCTCATCTCTTTTATTCATAGCAGACCACACCTCATATACATGTTCACATACTTCACATTTAAAATCATATATCATTTCTTAAGCTCCTTTTATTAATGTGTATCATACCAACTATCTCCAATCTTATATTCCCCATCTAAGGGACATCTAAAGTTGAAGTAATCTCCAGCGTCTTTAATAGCTTTAACACTTAACTCTCCAAATCTAATACTATCTTCTTCTTTAACTTCACACTGCCACTCATCATGAATATTGAGAACTAATTTAAAATCTAAGTTCTCTTCTTTAGAATACTTATAAACTAAAGCTAATGCCTTCTTCATAACTATGGCTCCACCACCTTGTAATAAGACATTCAAAGCTGCATGAGTGCTTCTTACATGTAATTTTCTACCATCTAAACCTTTAAGATAACCTCTTTCACTAGCTACCAATACTTTATCTCTTAAGATCTTTAAGGCAGGAGTATTGTTTAAGAAAGTTTCTTTTAATTTTTTACCTTCTTTAGCTCCCTTACCTACAATCTCTCCTATCTTAGCATCACCAGCCCCATATAAAAAACCATAGATGAAAGTCTTAGCCATATCTCTAGTAGGTAATCCAGCAGCATTCTGATTAGCTGTATGTATATCTCCTGTAAGGATAGTATTGGTATACTTCTCATCATTCATATAATGAGCCAACATTCTTAATTCTAAACCTGATGCATCACAACCAACTAACTTATAATTTTTAGATACTATAAATAGCTCTCTACTCTCCTTACCATAGGGTGAAGATATTGAAGGTACTTGTGCCATATTAGGACTACTATGAGTCATCCTACCAGTGACAGCACCACAAGTATTTACATTACCATGAATCCTACCATCACTATTAATATGAGTCAACCAACCGCCTCCAGTACCATTAGATTTCTTCTTACCATTGATAGCTGATATCCTTTTACTAACAAGCATATATTCTTTAATTAAAAGAGCTTCTTTTATATCCTTTACTTTAGCCAAAACACCTTCATCAATAATGATATTACCTTTATCAGTAAAGTCTTTAGGCTTCCAACCAAACCTAATAAGATATTGAGCTATCTGTTGTCTACTACCTAAGTTAAATTCTTTGAACTCTATAAGTGTGAATGCTCCTTGTACTGTCTTTAAAGGGTTCTCCAAGGCTTTCAATCCTACTATAGATAAGCTACCATCTTTCTTATACTTGGGCTGTACCTCTCTTATAGGAGTAGGTAGAGGTATGAATACTTGTTGTACTTCATCTTTAAGTATTATCTGTTTCTCCAAGAGTTTACCTAAAAGTATATATGCTTTCTCTTCATTAAATAAGACACCATTTCTAATCTGTTCTTGAATAATCCATTGTACTTCATGTTCAAGATTAATAGACTTTGGGCTAAAACCTTTCAATACTTTTATTAAATGTTTATAAGTTTGAATAGTAACTTCCACATCTTGATGACAGTAAGCTACCATCTCATCGGTTAAAAAAAGCCAGTTATTATAATCACCTTTATAATTCCCTAAATATTCTCCCCAAGCTTTTAAGGAATGTCCACCCTCTTTGGAAGGATTGGCTAGCCTTGAAAGAACTAAAGTATCTACTACTTTATCTTGATCTATATTTATATTTAATATATTTTTAAGAATCGGTATATCAAACCCTATACCATTATGAAAACTAATCTTGTCATAACTATCTAAAACTTCTTGTAGTCCTTCAAAGGTAACATCCCTTCTCCATTCATAGCTATTACCATCTAAATCTTTAGCACATACACACCATATTTTAGTAGCTTTAATATCATTCGTTTCTATATCTACAAATAACATATTAACCTCCAGCAATAAGTTTAAATAATATTATAAATACTACTAGTATAAGTATAGCATATATATTATTATTAGGTTCCTTTGGTACATAATAACTCATTGTTAAAACTCCTCTATTGCATTAGCTTCCATCAGTTCAGGTGACTCACCTCTTTCAATTCTACCTGTAGCATTGTTATAAAATAACCAACCTGCTTCACCAGTAACTCCTGTTCTTCTACATTTAGCTAACCTAACCATAGTTGAATTCTTAGCTACTTCACTTTCTGCAAACTTATCTCTGGATAAAAGAATAGTATTGAAAGCTATTTGATTAATACTACCACTACCTTTAGTATCATATTCACTAACATCATGTGGGTTCTTAGCACTAGGTTTTCTCATATGAGATACAATAATAATAGAGGCATTAGTTTCTTTAACTAGTTTAAGTGTCTTATCCATAAAGGCATCAATGGTTCCATTCTCATTACTAGTTACTCCTGCTTGTAAAGGGTCAATAAGAATAACTTCACAACCTTGTCCTTTAATTAAAGCTCTAAGTTTAAGGAAGAGTTCATCAGCATCCACTGCACCATTATGATCTAATAAGTATAACTTCTCATCTTCAACTAAAGTATCAAAAGATTTCCTCAAAGCACTATAATCTAAAGATTTCTTATCTTCCAATGTTAAGTTACGATCAGTATGAATACCTAACAAACCTTCAACCACCTCACCTAAAGAGGCTTCTAAGAATACACCACCTATCTTTTTATTAGTGTTGACTAATAGATTATATAAGATCTCATTCACCATAGTAGTCTTACCTACACTTGTCAATGCACCTACAATAGTAATCTCACCATGTGCAATACCTCCATTCATCATTGAGTTTAACATACCAAATGATTCT